AACATGGCTATTTCACGTTCACAGCTCCTAAAAGAGCTATTACCAGGTCTTAATGCATTGTTCGGATTAGAATATGCACGTTACGGCGAAGAGCACAAAGAACTCTATGAAATCGAGAGTTCCGAGCGTTCATTCGAAGAAGAAACCAAGCTGTCCGGTTTCTCTGCTGCCCCAGTTAAGTCTGAAGGCGCCGCAATCTCATATGACAATGCGCAAGAAGCATGGACCACACGCTACTCACACGAAACCATCGCTTTGGGTTTCTCAATCACTGAAGAAGCGATTGAAGATAACTTGTACGACAGCTTGTCTGCTCGTTACACCAAGGCTTTAGCTCGTGGTATGGCTTACACCAAGCAAGTTAAAGGTGCTTCTGTATTGAACAACGGCTTTAGCTCCAGCTACACTGGCGGCGACGGCGTTGCATTGTTCTCTACCGCTCACCCATTGGTTTCTGGTGCAACAAACAGCAATACTTTCTCAACTCAAGCTGACTTGAACGAGACTTCCTTGGAAGCCGCCGTTATTCAAATCGCTGCTTGGACTGACGAGCGTAGCCTTTTGATTGCAGCTAAACCTAAGAAGTTGGTTGTTCCTCCTTCATTGATGTTCGTTGCTACTCGTTTACTTGAGACCAAACTCCGTGTTGGTACCAACAACAACGATATCAGCGCTATCAATAACAACGGTACAATCCCTGAAGGTTACACAGTTAACCACTTCTTGACCGATACAAACGCATGGTTCTTATTAACCGACGTTCCAAACGGCTTGAAGCACTTCGTTCGTACACCACTCCAGAATTCTATGGACGGTGACTTCGATACAGGTAACGTACGTTACAAATCACGTGAGCGTTACAGCTTCGGCTGGTCTGACCCTCTCGGTGCATTTGGCTCCTCTGGCTCGTTCTAATCAGAACTGCCTAATAAGAACCCCGCTCAAAAGGCGGGGTTTTTTCTTTATAAATATATTGCTTTTTTAAAAAAAGATGTATACTTGCGCTATCTGGGTAATTTCTCTTACCGGACTGTCCCAGCAGACGATGCAACGATTGGTAAGAGTGAACTTTTGCATAAGGACAATTTGACATGGCACGTTCCACTTTTGAAGGCCCGATTCTATCTGGCGATAACCGTTTTGGCCCACTACGTGATGTAGGCTATGCTCGTTTAAATCAAACAGCAGCTTTAACTCTTACTAATACAACTGCTAATACCGCTGGCTACGCTGGTGCATCGCAACAATTTGTAGGCTCTAACAATATTCCTAACGGTAATGCCGTTGTTTATAGCCCTTCCGCTACCGTATATCCACCTGTAGCAGCTACTATTCCTGCTGACAGCGCAACTAATATCTACCGTGGTTTTGTTGCTTATGTCCCAGTTGGTTCACGTATTACTGACATGATTGTTGATATTGGTGTAGTTCCAACTGTTGCTGCTGGTACTTTGACCTCTGTTCAAGTATTGATTTCTAATGGCTACACAGCAGCTGCTGGTACCGCTGCTTATGGCGCAACTGCTGTTTTGACATCCCCTGCAGTTGGTCGTCAGTCTTTGGCTGCATTTACAGGTACTCAGTTGGCTAACCAACAAGCTACTACAGCCGATATTACTAATGGCCAACAACCAAGCACGTTGTCACAAGTTGTGTTTACAGTAGCTTTGGTAGGTACTTCAATGACCACTATTTCTGCTGGTACTTTGTACTTTAACCTCAATTACGCACAACCTGATGGTTCAATTGGTTCTGCAACTGTTTACCCATATGGTAACTTTGACTAATTAATCCCGGGGGACTTCGGTCCCCTTTTTAAAATTTAAGGAGATTAATTATGACAATGCAAACCGATGTTCGTTCATCACGACTGACTCAGTCTGGCTGGCTTGTTTCTGGAACTACCCGTCTTAAAGGTATTTCTATCCGTGCTGGTAATGGCTCTAGTACAAGCCGCGCAAGTATTTTTGATACATCTGTTGCCCCAGTAGCTGCTACTTACGCACAATCAGGTACAACTGTAACTGTAACNTCTACAGCACACGGTCTTACAACTGGACAGTCAATAGCTATAGCGTACTATCCAAANGGTAGTCAGTTTTCTGCTACAAACGGAAACTATACTGTTACTGTTACTGGCGCTAATACATTTACTATTACTGACCCTAACTCAAATACAGTAGGTTCTGGTACAACTTGTGTATACGCAGTTGGTGGCAACTATATGTTCTTTTATGCTATAACTTCTGGCGATACATACCAAAACTATGTTGAGTTTCCTGGTGAAGGTATTAAAGCGTACCAAAAAATATACGCATATTTTGATAATACTTTAGTTAGTTCAGTAACAGCGATATATGGCTAAAAAGACCCCATCCCTCGCAGTGGGTCGTGGTGAGAAACTACCAGTCTCGAAAGGGGCTGGTCTCACTGAAAAAGGTCGCAAGAAATATAATGCGGCTACTGGCTCGAATTTAAAAGCCCCACAGCCTGAAGGAGGCCCTCGCAAGAAGTCATTCTGCGCTAGAATGTCGGGAATGCCTGGACCAATGAAAGACGAAAATGGCAAGCCTACTAGGAAGGCAGCTAGTTTAAAACGGTGGAAATGCTAATGAGTGATATAGACCCAATCTCAACGGCTAGAGAACTAGCTACACACGCTAACGATATTGAGCACTTGCAGGCTGACATGGACAAGATGGTAAAAGAGATGTCCGAAATTAAGACCGCTATTCAAGCCATTCAAAAGACTTTGGCTGAAGCTCATGGCGGCTGGAGATTGTTACTTGGTGTTGGCGGCGCTGCAGCTTTAATCGGCGCTATTATGGCTAATTTGTTTCAAGGATTTTGGAGTAAGTAATGCCTAGCTCATCTAAAAAACAACATAACTTTATGGCTGCTATAGCTAATAATCCCAAGTTCGCTAAAAAAGTTGGGATACCACAGTCAGTAGGCAAAGACTTTGAAAAAGCTGATAAGGGTAAAAAGTTTGCAGTTGGTGGTGTAAATCGTATTAATATGCAACAAACCAGACATGGGTATGTTAACGGTGCCCCAAAAGGTGCTCCTGACGCAAACTTAAATAAATTTATTGGAAAGAAACAAGGCGGAAAAATTATGGCAATGCAAAAACAAAAAGGTGTTAAAACCGATGAACCCTTTAACCCAAAAAATGTAGAAGACGGCATGAAAAAAGGTGGAAAAGTGGATAAAGAATCTAAATCAGAAATGAAGCGCGAAGAAGCGATGGATAAGAAGCAAGACGTTGCTATGATTAAAAAAGCGTTTAAAGAGCACGATGCCCAAGAACACAAAGGTGGTAAGGGTACTAAGATTACCTTGAAAAAAGGTGGCATGGCTAAGAAAATGGCTATGGGTGGTTCCGTAAAACCATCTAAAATGGAGTCTGTAAAGACAAGTTCAAACCGCGACGGTATTGCCGAGCGTGGTCGTACCAAAGGTCGTGTTTGTTAATTTAAAGGAGAAGTAAAATGACTATTAAAGAACAAGGAATGGGTCCATCAGGCATGGATGCAGACGTTGAAAAATTCCCAAAATTTGAAGCCCATGATATGGCTACTAAAAAACATGCTGCGGGCTATATGGCACAACATGACATGCTTGCTGAACACAAAGCTGGCCATGATGCACATCACGAAGCTGTTATGAAGATGTGTGGCGGCGGTATGACCAAGAAGAAGTAATTGTGGCTGACGACCTAGATACTGAACGTGCTGCTCAAAAAGCACTTAAGCAAATAAAGCTTAACAAATCCCTCTACGATGCCGGTCAAATGGCTCAAGAGGGTAGAGCAGCTATGGCAGCTGATAGGACTTACACAAAAGTACCTGCAAACAGTAGAGCTGGCGGCGGAGCTGGAACCAGCGAAGGTGGTGGAGCAGATATGGAAATGATGCATGGTATGATGGCACCAAACCCAAAACCAACCTATAAAAAGGGTGGCGCGGTTAAAAAGTTTAAGCACCATGACGGCATAGCACAACGTGGAAAGACAAGAGCATAATGAAAGCATCTAGAGGTATGGGCGCCGTACGCCCAAGTAAATTACCAAAGTCTCCAGAGTCTGCTGTATTACTTAAAAAAGGTGGAGAAGTTTGGGATAAACCACGCCCAAAAGGATTAGGCAAACCAAAAAAATTATCAGCGGCTAAAAAGTCTAGCGCAAAAGCTATGGCTAAAGCAGCTGGTAGACCCTACCCAAATCTAGTTGATAACATGAGAGCAGCAAGGAAAAAATAATGGCTACTAAAAATTGGATTAAAGATGCAATTAAAAAGCCTGGAGCATTACGCAAAGAACTTGGCGTAAAAGAAGGTAAAACTATACCAGCTAAAAAATTAGCTTCTGCAGCTAAAAAGCCTGGTAAGCTAGGACAACGTGCGCGCCTTGCCGAGACTTTAAAAGGGATGAAGAAATGAAAAAACATATTGTTAAAGCCTTAAAATGGGCATTGAGCAAATTTGAACGCCCTTCTGAAGAAATTGCAGCATGGCCTTTTCCAGTTGGTCAAGTAAGCAAAGATTTTGAGCCACGCCTAAAGAAAAAAGTGATAGTTCCTAAAGCTAGCACCCGTAAAAAACCAGCCGCTAAAAAGGCTGTTGCTAAAAAAGCAACTAAAGTTGCTAAAAAGGCAAAGGAATGACTACTTCTGGTACCTCATCATTTAACTTAGATTTAACTGAGTTAATAGAAGAAGCTTTTGAGCGCTGTGGCGCTGAGCTTCGTTCTGGCTATGATATGCGTACCGCACGCCGTTCTTTGAACTTGCTTACTATTGAGTGGGCAAATAGAGGCATAAACCTTTGGACTATTGAACAGGGTGTAATACCCATGATTCAAGGAATAAATACATATGATTTACCTACTGATACAATCGACTTATTGGAACACCAAATCCGTACTAATGCGGGCCAGCAAAATAATCAAACCGATATCACCATCAGTCGCATCAGTATATCTACCTACTCTACAATCCCTAATAAGCTAGCTCAGGGACGCCCTATTCAGGTCTGGATTAACCGTCAATCAGGTGCAACATATCCCACTGACCCAACCCCAGATAGAAAGCCCCAAATCACCGTTTGGCCAACCCCAGACCAAGGTACTGCAGATAACCCTTACTACAACTTTGTTTACTGGCGTATGCGCCGTATCCAAGACTCTGGCGGCGGTATCAATACCCAGGATATTCCTTTCCGTTTTCTAACCTGTATGGTAGCTGGTCTCGCTTACTACCTATCTATGAAAATTCAAGGTATTGACCCTCAGCGGGTTATTGGCCTAAAACAAGACTATGAACAGCAGTTTGACTTGGCCGCCCAAGAGGATAGAGAAAAGGCTCCGATTAGGTTTATTCCTCGTCAAATGTTTTTAGGTAACGGATAATGACTACCCAGTTTGCTTCTGGCCGGTTTGCAATTGCCGAATGCGATAGATGCGGTTTTAGATATAAACTTGTTCAGCTTAAAAAACTGACAATTAAAACTAAAAACGTAAGCATAAAAGTATGTAATGAGTGTTGGGAAATGGACCAACCTCAGTTACAATTGGGTATGTATCCGGTTAATGACCCCCAAGCAGTACGGGAGCCAAGACGGGATAATAGTTATTATCAGTCTGGTAATACTGGTTTAGAAACAAACCCATATACCGGTGGAGCAACACAAAGCGGCTATGGAGTACCGTCTGGTGGTAGTAGGGTAATTCAATGGGGTTGGAATCCTGTAGGTCAAGGTTATGACTATAACGAGACGCCAAACACTTTGGTGGGTAATGGACAAGTTGGAACAGTAACAATTAACTAGGAGTAGGAAAATGGCAAGAGGCGATGGTATTGCAAAAAAAGGTATGACCAAGGGTAGAAATCTTGGTGATGATGGTCCAAAAGCAAAAATAATGTCAGCTAATAAAAGTCTTGGCGTATCTAACGAAGAAC